AGTCTAGTACGAGAGAAAAAACAACTCGTAAAAAAGATTGGACTCCACCATCCAGTTTGGATGCGCCAGCTGCACCGCAAGGTTATGCGCACAGATGGATAAGAACCTCAACTGCAGGTTTTGAAGACCCAGGAAATGTGTCTAAAAAACTTAGAGAGGGTTGGGAATTCGTTAAAGCCGAAACCGTGTTAAGCGAAATAGGTGAAAATGACTACCCAGTTATTCATGAAGGAAAACATGCTGGTTTAATCGGAATTGGTGGCCTTGTGTTGGCAAGGATACCGGAGGAGATTTTGAAAAGTCGTGCTGAGTATTTTAGAAGAATAACTCAAGACAGAACAGACGCGATTGATAGGGATCTTATGAAGGAGCAACACCCTGACATGCCTATTAATATTAACAGGCAGTCAAAAGTTACCTTTGGTGGTAGTCGTAAAAAATAATTTTTTTGCATTACCTACCCGATGTAGCTTGGATAAATAAACATAAGGAGAAAAACAACTATGGCTAACGTAGCAGAAAAGTTCGGTCTAAGACCGTACAGAAAACTAGACGGTACACCATTAGTAGGAGCTCAAAACAGATATACGATTGCATCAGGATACAGTGACGCGATTTTCCAAGGAGAAATGGTTGAACCATTAGGAACTGGAAACATTCAAAGACATGGTCCTAATACATCAGATGCTGTTATTGGCGTTTTCAACGGATGTTTTTATACAGATCCAACTACTAAAAAGCCAACTTACAGCAATTACTACCCAGGTGGTATTGCTGCTTCTGACATCACTGCATTTGTCATTGATGATCCAGATGCAGTATTCTTAGTTGATGCTGATGCGGCTTTCACTAGAGCAGATTTGTACAAGAACTACTCTGTTACAAACACTACTGGTGTAACACAAACAGGAATATCGAAACAGCAACTTGATGTAAGTGTTTCTGGAACTGCAACTACTTTCGCGATTCAAGCGATTGATATTTGTCAAGATCCAGACAACTCTGACACGTCTGTTGCTAATGCGAACGTTCTTGTTAGAATCAACAATCACTTCTTTAGAAGTGGTACAGGTATAGCGTAATAAAGGAGAATAACTATGGCGATATCACGATCACAACTAGTTAAAGAACTAGAGCCAGGTTTGAATGCTTTATTCGGCCTGGAATATAGTCGTTATGAAAATCAGCATGCTGAAATTTTTGCGACTGAAACATCTGACAGAGCTTTTGAAGAAGAAGTAATGTTAAGCGGTTTTGCTTCTGCACCAGTTAAACAAGAAGGTGCTGGAGTAGTGTTTGATCAAGCAGGTGAAACTTTCACAGCTAGATACAACCACGAAACAATCGCGTTAGCATTCTCAATCACTGAGGAAGCGATCGAAGATAACCTATACGATAGACTTGCTGGAAGATATACAAGAGCTTTAGCAAGATCTATGGCAAATACGAAGCAAGTTAAAGCTGCAAACGTATTGAACAATGCGCAAGTTACTACTGTAACAGGTGGTGATGGAGTATCATTAATTAATGACTCTCACCCACTTGCAACTGGTGGAACTTTCTCAAACGTTCTTTCAGTAGCTGCAGACCTTAACGAAACTTCACTTGAGCAGTCATTAATTGACATTGCTGGGTTTGTCGATGAAAGAGGCTTAAAAATTGCAGCCTCTGGAAGAAAAATGATTATTCCAAAAGAACTTCAGTTCACAGCGGAAAGAATCATGAAATCTCCAATGAGAACCGGCACTGCAGACAATGACATTAATGCGATCAATAACATGGGTATGGTACCTGAAGGTTACAGAATTAATAATTTTTTAACTGACACAGACTCATACTTCTTGTTAACTGATATACCTAATGGACTTAAAATGTTTGTTAGATCACCGATCAAAACTGCTATGGAAGGTGACTTCGATACAGGTAACATGAGATTTAAAGCTAGAGAAAGATACTCTTTTGGATTCTCAGATCCAAGATGTATTTTTGGTAACGGAAATTTACCAACTAGTTAATAGATAATAAATCTTTTTTAAAGGGGCGTTGCATTTGCATCGCCCCTTTTTTTATGCTAGTTAGCAAAATGTCCAACTTTTTAATAAATCAAATTTTTGGCACACCAATTGTAAAAATAGAAAACGCTTTTCAATTAAATTCAGATGAAAAAAAATTTATACAAAATCTTGAAATGGATAGAGCAGATGTTTGTCTATTTATTTCTAAAAATTTAAATGTTCTGCAATCTAAAGAATTAGATAGAGTAAAAAAAGAAATTAATAAACATGCGAGTGATTTTATAGAAAAAATAATTTGTGTATCTAATATGTTTAAAATGACTAACAGTTGGGTTGCACAATCAGAAAAAGTTCATAAAACTCATGATCATAAGAATGCAATATTTAGTTGTGTATATTACGTAGATGCTGAAAACGCAGAACTTGAATTTATTAGACACCATAATTTTGTAACACAATCTTACTTTTTTGATTTAAATTATAATGGAAAAAATGAATTTAACGCTTTCAATTTACGGTTTCCTGTTACAACTGGAGATCTAATGATATTTCCTGGAGATATGCTTCACATGGGAGTTAATTTATCAGATAAGAAAAAAACAGTTTTAGGTGCTAATTACTTCATAATGGGAGAGGTTGGTAAGGAAGAAACAATAACTTCTTTAAAAATTTGATAGTATTAACATTACTCCTTTTTTTATGTATAATATAAATACCTAGAAATAAATTATTATGTCGACTGGCTAGGCAGACGGTATAGAGACGACATAACTAAAGCTATACAAAGGAGAAAATTATGGCAAATACTACATTTAGCGGACCGGTACGATCGGAAAACGGTTTTATTGGTGCTACTAAAAATGCTTCAACAGGTGCTTTCACAAATGTTTTTGAAATTAATTCATCTGGTCAGTACGTTGGAACACAAATACAAGGTCAAGGTGTTGTAGCAACTGCACAAGTTGAGTCTACAGCAGGAACTAACGAAGTTACTTTTGCACAACCTGCAAGATCAATCATTACAAGTATTCAACTTGTTTGTACGTCTGCACCAACTATTACGTCAGGTGACATTGGATACAAAGTTGGAACTGCTACTGGTGGAGCGCAATTAGTTGCTGCTGCAACAGACGATATTTTAGATGGCGGTACAACTGTGCCTGCAGGTGCTCACTACACAACAACTCTTTTAGATACAACTGCAAGCGATGCTTCTCCAGCTGCATCTCCGAGAGTAAACACTTCAATCAATTCTACAAGAGACATATTCCTACAAATCACTAACACTCAAAATGCTAGTGCAAACGGATTATTCACTTGGATTATTGCGTATAAGATATATGGTTAATTAATTAGTGGCTCCTTCGGGAGCCACACAATAAGGAGAAATAAATATGTATATGGGTGATGTAAAATCGAAAACTTTTATTGACTCTAATGCTTCTTCTAATACGTATGTAGCAGCGGCTGCTCGACCAACCACTACTTTTACTTTAGCAAAAACTTCTTTTGGAACTAACACCGCTAGAAAAATTACTGCGACTACTCTTGGAGATGAGTCTGGAATTACAGTAACGATTGTTGGAACTGATGAAAAAGGAGCTGCTGCGACTGAAGTAATTAACTTACCAGGTTCGGCTACGACAACTGCTGGAACTACGACTGCTTTTTTAACAATTACTTCTGCAACTGTAAGTGCACAACCTGCAGCAAACGTATCTTTGGGTATGACTGCTGACGTTTTTGGATCTATCTTTGCAGGAAGAACAAGAGTGAGACAAGCAAATGTGGCTTCAGGTGGAGCTATTGGAAGTGTAGAAGTGAGAGATGAAAGTATTTCAGGAGATTCGCAATTGACATTGAGAACAACAGCGACTGAGGGTGACATAAGTACAGTAAACATTCCACAAGATGGAATTTTATATAAAAGTGGTGCTTATATTAGTTTTTCAGAAGTTAATTGTAATTCAGTAACTGTATATTTTGATGCTTAAAAAATTATACGGTAGCGAGATATTAGGTTTTAGACGTGGGGGCGATGTGCAACCACCTAAAACCAAAAAGTATTTTAGATCTACAAAATCTGGTGCAGGTATGACTAAAGCAGGTGTTGCAAGATATCGAAGGGAAAATCCAGGATCAAAATTAAAAACTGCAGTAACGGGAAAAGTTAAAGCTGGATCAAAAGCTGCTAAAAGAAGAAAAAGTTATTGCGCACGATCGTTAGGGCAGTTAAAAAGAGCAAGTGCTAAAACTAGGAACGATCCTAACTCAAGAATTAGACAAGCTAGGCGTAGATGGAAATGTTAAATTGGTTAAAAAAAATGTTGGGTATTGAAAAATTAGAATATAAAATAAGATTACTAGAAAGAAAAAATTATTGGAGAGAAAAATACAAACATGGCTTATCTCAACGCAAATCTACCTCCAATATATTGTAAAGTAAGAAAGGAGTATCTTTATGATCTTAAAGAACATCACGGAGAAAGTGAAGAATGTGTTATTTTTGGTCTCACATCCATATCAGGTCGTGCTCTCTTATTTAACATCATGCTTCCTAATGGTGCGTGCTATTGGCGTTTGCCTATTTCAGCGTTTTTCCAAAAACAGTATGATAGAGCCGATGTGCCGAATATGCAGACGCACGAGTTGGAATTGTGGAACAGTTTTAGTTATTGGCCTAGTGTTACTTGTTTTGATTGGTTGGATGGTGTAAGCGGTAAATACCTCGGATTAGACAAAAAATTTTATCATGGAAAATATCTTTTCACGATTGATTGGGGTCATCCAGATGTTAATATTTTGGATACTGAACATTCTGAAATACCTCAAGAACATAAGTGTGCGCATATATTGGCTCTTGATAACGGTAATTTTGCAGCTCAGCCTAATAATCGTATTCTCTGGCACATTAATAGTTATACTACTGATGACAGCTGGCCAGATTACAAAGTTCAAACTACATATTGGGATGCTGAAGATAACGACATGGTTACAGAAGATAGCGACAGAATGTTCTACAAAATGGAAAAAAAAGAACAAACGCTAAGTGAAATGTTGCAAGAAGGGTTTGAAAAAGAAAGAGAAGAGGATAAAACTTACGAATGATAGATATGTGGATTTATAAATTTTTTGAGGTACTAGACAAAATAGGTTCAATAGTCGATAATCTTGTCCAACGTATGGGTGAGATTAAAATGAATTATTATTTTACAGGAGCATTAATTCTAATGTTAGTGGTGCTGGCTTTTTGTGGAGGGCCTGGTGTCCAATAAACCCCTCAATATTGGAGAAGAAGCACGGGT